CATCTGTTGATTTAGATAGTTCTGAGCAACTTGTTCAGGAGATTGTGCAATGTACTGACTTCCAAGAGAAGTAAGCATTTTGCTCTCAGGAGACTGAGCAAGATATTGAGATGCAATTTGAGCCAAGCGAGGATCATTTTGAGCATTCAAATAACCTTGACCCAAACCAAACAATTTTTGTGCGCTTGTTTGCAAAGGAGCAAATTGGGCTTGTGCTTGTTCTGCTTGAGTTAAACCTTGGTTTGACAAAGCAACAAATCGGTCTTGTTGAGCTTTAGCTTCAGGGCTTAGTGTGTACCCTGCGCTTGTTAACTGACCTGTTATTGGATCGACTTGGAACTGTGAAGTACCAAAACGAGTAGTCATTCCGATAGGTCTAAACTGAGCCGCAGTTTTAGCCGCAGCAGTCTCAGCATCAATCCTCTGTTGGGCAGCAAGAGCCGCTTCACGAGAGGTCTGTTGTTGGAGAAGACCTGCCGCAGTAGTAGTACCAGTGTTTACTAAATTAGCTACGTTTGCAGGAGTAATAAGACTCGAAATAACTGGAGCAGCTATCGCACTTACAACTGGAGGAATAACAGGAGGAACTACAGGAGGCACGACAGGCGGGACAACTGGTGGAACAACTGGAGGCACTACTGGAGGTACTACAGGAGGCACAACAGGAGGTGTTACCACGGGAGGAGCAGTAACAATAGGAGGTGTAACTATTGGAGGTGTTAGCAAGCCAGGTACAGTTGCTGGTGGTGTACCAGCTAAAGCACCACCACCTATAGCTACATCTGTAGTAGTTAATGCCGCAATTTCAGCCGCTGTTAATGGTGCAAAAGCTCCTAGACCTCCACCGCCTATTGCTAGGTCTCCTGCAGTTAAAGCCGCAATTTCAGCCGCTGTTAGACCTGCCGCTGTTGTGGCTACCGCACTTGGCACAGCATAAGCACCAGCCCCTATTGCTAAGTCTCCCGCAGTTAAAGATGCAATTTCAGCCGCAGTTAAACCAGTAGTACCAACAGTAGCCGCAGTTCCTGCACCACCGCTAAATAATCCACTAGCACCACCAGCCACACCTAAGATAGCCGCTTGAACAACTGGGTCTTTAAGTGCATCTACTATGCCACCAAAAAATGAAAGTTCTTTTTTGGTTTTAGTTGTATTGATAAACTCACCTGTAGGTGAATAGTTTTGAACATCAGTACCAACAGGAAGTTTGTCGTTTACACCACCAGTAGTTTTGTATATGTTAATACTCTCAAGTGGGCCAAGTTGATTATCTTCGCCCGATTGCATATATGCATAATTGCCTTGAATCCAAGTATCACCAAGCAATACTGCCTGATCCCTAGGAAGTAATGGTGAAATTCTGGCAATAACATCTTTTAGTGGAAGACCTGTAGCAGTCGAGAGTTGATTAGGAGAAATCCCGTTCGTTCTCATGGCCGCAAAAATATCGGCATCACTAATGCCTGGATTTAATGTTAGAAAATCTACAATTTCTTTATTTGTCACGGCCATGATATTTATTCCTCTTCTTTAGGCACTTGTGCCTCTGCTTGCTCTTTTATCTTAACGATAAGAGGCCACACGCCACTAGACGATGGGAGGCTTCCCAATGTCTGCAAAACAAAGTTAATCTCGTTAACGTCTAGTTCTAGCTTCATGCTTGACTCCAAGGCTTTCCAGATGCGCTAACAGGATTCTTCTTAGCTTCAATCTGAGCCGCTAGAGCCGCTTCTGTTGCAGTCTTATCAACTGTTTCCCAGACCCAAGCTAAAACTGTTGCTTCTGTCAAATCCGCATAAGGGACATTGACAGTTCCATCTGACCAACCACAAGTTGAATAGATAGAGGCTGTGTGTTCTCCATCTACTGCTGTGACTCGCCAGTGGGCTGTGCGAACATAACCTGTTGCAACATCTCTGTCCAAAGTGCTAATAGACCAATTTACTGTAGCCATGATTTTTCCTTTTAAAGATTAGCGGCATCAAGTCGTGCCGTGAGGGATTGGATTAGGGCTTGTTGTTCTTGAATAGCAGCAGTCAATGTAGCCACCAAGAATGAAACATCAATGCCTTGAGGTTTAATTTTCCCATCAGCATCTACAGCATCTTTTTCACCAGTAACGGCACTAGGGCAAACTTCTGCAAGTTCATGAGCAATAAAACCTTCACCATCAGAGCCGTCAACATTCCATTTGTAAGTGACTGGTTTAAGTTGAGCCACCTTTGTCAATGCGCCTGTCATTGGTGCAATGGTATTTTTTAAGCGATAGTCTGAGGAAGTGTTGTAAGAGGTTGCACTACCAGAAGTTGTTACTGAACCAACAATACCATTAGGATTTCTAAAAAGTAATTGAGACATTGAAACACCAGTGCCACCACTTTCAATGCTAATGCCATTATTAAAAGTTGGCCCAATAGCAATTTTTGCGCTGTTTGGATTGCTTGTAGTTCCAACTAATAATTCGCCATCTGCTGTCAGAGTCATCGCCTGAGTAAAGGTAATGGCGTTTCCTGCTGTGCCTGATGGGGCGTTGTACCAACGATGTTGACCAGAGGTTTGCTGGTAGTTGGTGGCCGCAACGCTGGTTGCAATGTAGCGGAAATCGCCTGTGCCGTAATAAGCATTGTGAATAAGCCGTGTTTCAGAATCAGCGCCAAACAACAATCCTCGTTTAATTTGAAGCACTGGCCCACCAGAGCCAGCGGCATCCCAAGCACTCGGAGTAACTCCCAAGCCTAGATTGCCTGAGGCATCAAGCAACATTTTTTGTGTGCCGTTAGTTGTTGTCCAACCAACAGCATTTGTTCCCGCACTAATAAACATACAGTTATTAACTAAAGAATCACCAGCAATGTATGTTGATGTACCATCGTTATAAAAGTATGTTGCCGTTGATGCGTTACCAATTTTTGCAGTAAAGCCTGTACCGCTTCTTGCGACATCCAACTTGTAAGCTGGCGAACTTGTACCAATACCCAACCCTGTTGAGGTGAGGCGCATACCTTCTGTGCCACCAATTAAATGTCTAATTTGAGTTGAAGTAGCAGAGTTAATAATGGTTGCAAAACTACCATCAAATAAATAGCCAATCTCTCCATAAGATGCGCCAGCATTTCTAAATCCAATTCTTGAGCCAGTGCCAGAACCAGTACCGCTATTGTCAAAATATGCGGGATAAGTTGTAGTTGCATTTGTACTTGCAGTTGCAACAAATGTAGTCCCATCAAAAGTAAGCGCAGAGCCAGTAGCCAATGCACTTGAACTAGATGCGTAAACCACACCGCCTGATGTGAATGATGTTAGGTTTGTACCGCCATTAGCAGTAGGTAAAGTTCCTGTCACTCCAGTTGTTAGGGGTAGGCCAGTTGCATTAGTCAATGTTGCGCTTGTTGGAGTACCTAATACTGGTGTCACCAATGTCGGAGAAGTCGCAAAGACGGCAGAGCCTGTTCCTGTTTCATCAGTTAAGGCAGCCGCTAGGTTTGCACTTGATGGAGTCGCTAAGAATGTTGCTACGCCAGTTCCTAGACCTGATACACCTGTAGCAATAGGAAGACCTGTAGCGTTTGTTAAAGTGCCACTTGAAGGAGTGCCTAAGACTCCACCATTAACCACTGGAGCACCAGTTGAGCCAACATTAACAGCTAATGCCGTAGCCACACCAGTACCCAAACCACTCACACCTGTAGAGATTGGCAAACCAGTTAGATTGGTTGCTGTACCAGAAGAAGGAGTCCCCAATGCGGGAGTAACCAATGTTGGCGAGTTTGACAACACTACTGAGCCTGTACCTGTAGAGCTAGTTACACCAGTACCACCATTAGCTACCGCTAAAGTGCCTGTGATGTCAGCAGTAGAAAGGCTTACAGCATCCCATGTTGCATTTGTTCCATCAGTCTGAAGATACTTATTAGCGTTGCTTGTTTGGCTAGGCAATAGGTTGTTCAGAGCACCTGCGGCTGTAGAAGCACCTGTACCGCCATCAGCAATCGCTAAGTCTGTGATACCTGTAATCGTACCGCCCGTAATTGCGGCAGAAGCATTGTCTGTCTTTGTCGCAATAGCAGTGGCAATGTTGTTGTACTCGGTATCAATCTCAGTACCTCGCACGACCTTGAGTGGATCACCAGGGGTTAGGTTGTCTTTGGTAGCAAAATTGGTTGATTTTGTGTAATTCGACATATTAGGATATCTTTCCGTTCTTAGACTGAATCTCAATCTTCTGAATTGACAGTTGAGTGCCGTTGATAGTGGTTTCGTAACCTGTTTGAACAACCTTGCCAGCACCAGATGCGTTCACATCCAATGTTTTAATCAAGAGTCCACCAGAGTATTCAGCTATTCCATACTCAGCAAGGCCATACTCATAGTTCTGTTGTGTAGGAATAAAAGCATTGCCTGACAAATAATTGGCAGCAAAGTCAAAGCCCCATTTGATCGTCACGAACTGGTTAGACCCACCAATGATGATTGTCTTAATTCTCTTGAGAATGGAAATCTGATTGTCATTACCAAGGTCTGCATGGTTGGTAAAGTAGCTCAATCGGTAGGTAGAAGTGTTATCTAAGAAAGTTCCATACTTTCCTATAAAGCCTCGTTTACCAATATACAAGTCACCATTTCTTAGAGAGTACAAGGCTGTTGGTGTGATTGAATCCCACTTGGTTACTCTAAAAGCCCCATCTTGCAATTGCATCTTTGTATCAAAACAAAAGACGCTTGCTGATATTGGTAGTGACAACAAGTAAAAAGCATTCTTCTCTGAGTAAACAGATTTCACATTAGCTAAAGTCTCTCCCGCCACAGAAGTTGTTAAATCTGAGCGAACATTTTTAGACAAGTCTCTAAGGGGTGCAGACTTCTCTTGAATCGTCCTCATCAAAGAACGAACACCTGAGTCCGACAAGAAGATCACATCTGTGCCAATTGACTGAATGGTGTCTCTAGCAATACATCCAATAGAACCTACTGTGTCTGATAGAACCAAAGATGCGGGGGTTGAAGCACCAGAGTAGACAAGAATCTGCCTCTTGCCAAAGATGAAAAAGAAGTCATTGTGAGCCGCTAACCCCATCACTTCATCAGAACCATTAGGCCATACTCGTGACACATCTAATGTTCCTGAAGTACCACCACCCCATACATGACCAGCAATCAGGTCAGAGAAGCTAATTGTTACCTTGTCGGTAGCAGTATTAGCCACCCACAAACGACCAAATGCTGAGATAGCAATGTTTGCTTGCGGAACAGTAGCTACATAGCCTGACTTCTCAGACACTCTGCGATAAGTAGTAGTGCTGACAGCGGGGTCAAAGATAAGTGGATCGTGACCCGTTTGGAAGAAATAAGCTATGCCATTCAAGGATGCACACTGCCAGTTATTTGCCGTGATGGTAGGGGCAGAACCACCACCACCATAGGTCAACTCAGTCACTACATTAGAAGTGCCAAATTTAAATAGCTTGTTGTTTCCAGAAAACAAAACAGTCAAAGTGCCATCAGTTTGAACTAACTCATGGATCACACCCACATCGTTAGAGCCTAGATTTCCTGATGAGGAATTGACAAGCGAAAAACCTTCTCTTGAGCCAATACGACCAAATTGGTCAATGACACAATTAACAGCAGTTAAAGCAAAGCCAGAAGATAAATCTAAAGGCGAGTCTTGCGTGTTCAGGCCAAAAAAGCCTGGTGCGCTAATGCTTTGACTTTGTAAAGGTGATGCCATTAGACCGCCACAAAGTTATCTTCAGGGTAACGAGTGCTTTCCAATGCAATAGCGTCAGAGAGCATCCCACGGAACAAAGCGTAGGCTTCATTAGAAGCAGTGCCTCCATCCTCACCACGCTCAATCAAACCACGGGCATAGGCACTTTGAGTCACCAAATAGTCCAATACCTTGACTGAAGTGCCATCAGCAGACAGATTAGCCTGTGGGACAGTTACATCAAATTTCAGTGTGTAGACACCATCAGGAACGGGGAACAAATCAATCTTTGTGTCGCCATTGTTATCTACACCACTAAAGCAAAACTCTGAAGGAATAGACTGTGAAGGTGTACCAAAGTTGAGTTTGCGGTTCATGTCCGCAACAGTAGTGTTATCTAAGGTAATAACACTGGTAGTGTTAATAGCATCGTTAACACGGAACTTCTGACCTGCACCTGTCAAAGCGTATGAACTTGTGCCACTGGTAGTAGTAACTGTAATTGTTTGTCCTAAGACATTCCAGTTATAAGAATCTTCAATCTGACGCTTGGCATCATTGACAAACTTGCCAATTAATGCGGAATAGGAGGTTTCTGAGACTGTAGAAACATTAGTCTCACGCAAACGGGTGAGAACATCATTTACAAGTTCTAAGTAGGTCATGTTCGTTGTGCTCCCTGAACCTCAAATGTTGCAATAAAACTAAAGCTACTAGCAGATTGAGTAGTAATTTGAATTCTATCGCCTTCTTCTAAAACGATATAAGCATTGCCATCAAACTGGAGGTATTGCTTTGAAGTCAAGTCGTAGTTAGTAAGAATGTCCAAGGTTGTAGCCGAACTTGCGTCATACCATTGAACAGTAATGTGCTTAGTCGAACCGCCAGTGTTGTGAATGTACATCACAGTAAACTTGGCGTAATAACCCGTAGGAACTGTATAAACAGTTGTCAGCGTTGCGGCTGTTGGGTTAATTCCGACAGATACTGGTCTCACTTCATATTCCTCTTAGAGATCGCTTTAGCTTTAGCTTTAGCGTCTTCCTTGGACGTTGCGCCCCAAGCTCTAAGAGAAAGTAAAAGTCGGGTAGGCTTTCCATCTTTCATCTCAGCGCCAGGCATATTGCCCATTCGTGCTAAAAAGGATGCCCTACGAGGGTTATCTCCCGACTTAACTGGTGGTTTTAAATTGCCACCTGTTTCTGCATTATACGATGCTCTTCCTTTGGCATTCAAGCCCCCTGACGCAGATTTCCCCTCTTTTCTTTGCCAAACAGGAGATTTCATTTCTTCTTTGCGGTCTTAGCCGCAGCCTTAAATGCCGCCTCAGTAGGAGCACCTTTAGAACCAACCTTACGCATCTTTTCCTTAGAACCTGCTTTGATGCGTTCTTGTTTGGCATTGATGTTAGCGTAGAGACCTTGTTTCATTTCTTCTTCCTTGACATACCTGCTTCGGATAAAGCAATAGCCACAGCCTGTTTTGGGTTAGTTACGACCTTTTTATTGGTAGTCAACTTGCCCTTGCCAAACTCAGTCATTACTTTGCTGATCTTCTTTTGGGCTTTGGTTTTCATATCAGTACATGATCTTGGCTGTGATTGTGCCAGTTACATAAACTGTGCAATTGGCTCTTAAATACTTAGGAGCGTTAGCAATAGTAATAATGCCATCACCAGTTAAGGCTGTACCAATCGTTGAATATGTTACCCCGTCCAAACTGCCTTGCAAAGCAACAGTAGCACTTGTAATGCCTGA